CCATTATTCATTCTTCTAATTTCTGCTCTAACTGGAATTGTATCAGATTTAGTAGCAAAGAATGCATCAACACTTGTAATATAAACACCATCTGCTTGGTCAATTATAAATGATTGTGCTAATGGATCAGGACCTGGATTACCTCCTCCTCCTCCTCCACCTCTATCATTATTTTGTGGTGGTGGAAGTGTTACTGAACTTGAAGATGATCTTGTAATTCGTCTTGTATCAGAAACTTGTCTTCTTACTATTCTTACTTCTCTAGTTGAAATAACAGCCTCTCTTACAGTTTCTTGTAAACCTTTTGCAGAATAATCTGCCTCAGCTGATGTAGCACTATCTGTTGTATTTAAATTTGCGTTTGTTGATGAACTTGTTAATCTGAATACTCTTTTACCTGTTCGCCATCTTGGATTAGCATCTACATTTGGATCAGGTATTGCGAAACTACCACTCACAGCACCATTTGCATCTGTTGTTAAGTTACCAGCAAGTGATCCACCAGTTGGTGTTACATAAGCTGTAATTAATTGTTCATCAAAGAATGGGAAAACTCTTGTATTAGGTCTCATACCTTGAGCAGTAAATGATATTGTTCTACTTCTAATAAAAGGTACAAAGTTTACACCTACAACTCTATCACCTAAACTTTGAATTACAGTTTGTGGCATGACTTCTGTTCTAATACCACCTCTTGTTTGAACAACATCTCTGCTTGTTGTTGTAGTAATTGTATTTCCATTCTGTCTTGTATTTGATCTAGGATTACCTGACCATTGATCTTGCCACTCATTCCATTCTGTACCTAGAGGTATATCTGAAATATTTTCATTTGATAATCCCATCGCTCTTCGTAAGTTATCAAAAGTACCATTTAAGTTTACGACAATATCTGGTGCTCTACTTGTCTCTTTCCATTCATCTAATGGTGGGTCTAAATCAATATCACCAATCCAGTTAAAAATCATATATGGTTGTAGATTTTCTGTTTTTGTGGCGAAAGGTTGATCTATTACAGATGTTTCGGTATAAGGTAATGTTATTACATCACCTGTTAATTGATAATTCGCAGCTGTTCTATCTGCCGCTAATATTGAAGTACCATCTTCATCTATTTCTTCTAACTCAATGTTATCTTCATTAAACATTGGTCTAGCCTCACCTCTACTCCTGTCTATCGCAAGTTTGTAATCATTGTTTCCAACATCACCAACATTGTGACCTGTAAAGTTATCTACTACAAAACCATTTTTAAATCTATCAAAACCATTTGCGTCTTGTATTTGTAATGATTGTGCGTCAGCTTCTAATAAAGAAAGTTGAGTGTAGTATTCAACGTTTTGTATTCTTTTTTCTAAACGACCTATGTCTCTCATAGTAAATCGTCTATTGTCTTGTTTCTGAACAATAACCTCATCTGTGTTTAGAGTATATGATGGTATTGTCAATGTCGCTAGATGTAAATGACTATCTAAATTTTGTGGTGCTAAAGGATTTAGTGAAGATGCACCTTTAACTACTTTTAAGTCACCATTTCTAGTTATGAATATTTTGTCTATTCTATTTAAGAAGAAAGAAAAGTCTGTTGTAATATCAGAGTTAAACTCTGGCATATCAATCGTACTATTACCTGTACCGTTAAAACTTCTTTCAAAGTCTGAACCAGATGTAGCACCTGGTAATGTTGAAGCGTCATCTACTCTAGGTCTAAAATCTAAACTATCTCTTAACTCAAAAGTCGTACCTAAAGTCTCTGATGTATAACTAGGTATATTTTCATAAGTAACTACACCAGCATAAGAATCTACATCAAAGTAATCACCAGCACCATGTGAGAAGAAATCAAAATCAATTAATAATTGACCAGTTGGTTTTAATGCACCTGGTTTTAATTTAATTCTACCAATATCATAGAAGTTATCTCTTTGACCATTATCTAAATCAAATCTACTTGTAATATCTGTGTGTGAACTTGTTGCTGTTGTACCAAACGCAGGTGACATATAAACTTTGTTTAGTGCAAATATATCTGCTTTAGCTAATCCAACTACACCACTTTCAATGATTGATTGTGATGATATGTTTAGTGTTGATCCGCTAGATAAAGTTTTTGTTTTAGAGCCAGCGACTGCTCTACTCACAGTTGCTAAAATTTTTACTTTATGACCAGCGAAGTTAGCACCAAAATCTAAAGTTAAAGTTTTACCAGTTGGTGATCCACCTAATGTAAATATCGCACTACCTTCGTGGTTATTACCTGAAGTATTTAAACTATCACCTACACTACCTGTTCCACCAGAACCTGTAGTCATTATTGATACTGCGAAATCATCACTTGCGTGTGATACGAAAGTTTCGTTTGTTCCAGCTGTGATAGTCGCATCACCATTTGATGATAAAGTAGATACAAATTGTCTTCTTACGTTGAAGTTAGTATCTGTAGCTCCACTATTGGCTGTAGTTTTTAGTGTACTTACTGTTGTGTTTGGTAATTTAAATATTGATATATTTTGTTCTGGATTTTGTAACTTAGCTCTTCTTCTAGTTGCAATACCACCAGTTGTTACATCACTACCACCAACATTAGCTGTTAAAGTTAATTCTGTTTGTGAGATAATATTTCTTACTGTACCTGTTACAGTACCACCAGCGTCATTTGTAAATGATATTGAATCATCTACTTTTAATTCTGTTGTAAATTTAGTACCTTTACCTCTTACAGTCGCATTTGAGTTTGCCACTGTAACGTTTCCTGTTAAATCTGTATTCGCACCATTTGTAGCATCTAAAACTGTATCTGCTGTGTATGTAGGCGAACCTGCCATACCAACTTGTTTAGTTTGGTCAAATTCAAATGAAGTGACACCTTTGAAACCAATTCTATCCGCTTGAATAGTACCAGCGTTGTTTGACGTGTCTCCTGTTAATGTTTCGCCTGCTGCGAAAGTACCTTGTACATTTGATACCACTACTGTTGTATGAGCAGCTGTGGGATTACCAGATTGCGCTGTGACGTTTAATGATGTTGTACCATCACTATCAAATAACTGAAAAGTGTTTGTAGTTGTATTTCTTACAACACAAACTCTTGTGCCAGAGTTAGATACACTATTTACAGAATATGTACCACCTGTTAATGTAATCTGTTGACCATCTACAAATCCGTGTGAAGCTAAAGTAGCAACAGAAGGATTGGCAGCTGTGATTGCGATAGCAGCACTTTTCTTTGCTGTATCTGACATAACAACACCAGTTGCGCCTGAAGTTGCACCAGTCACTGTTTCACCTGTTGTATATGTGACACTAGTTGTTAAATCTAGGTGTGTAAACATTTCTACATCAAATAGATAATGTCTGTAAACACCTGAAGTTGCAAATATATCAGCTGTCTCTGTACCAGAAACATATTCATAACCACGAGATTTTGCTCTACCTATTTGTGATACATTAGTACCAACAGTTACTATTTCTGTACCTCTAGCACTAGTAGGGTCTCTATATAAATTTACATTTTTAAATGCTTCTGCTTCACCTGATACAAAACTAATATCTGGTGAGCCATAAACGTTAGATACGTTTACAAAGTTTTTCACATTGAATCTTGTTTTATTATTATTAGAATCATCAGTATCTCTAGCTTTATCCACATCAACATATGTTGTAGATAATACTTCAGCCTCATAACCATTTACGTAAGCTTTAAAAGGTGATACACCAACAGCAAGTTTAGTTGCTAAACCACCATTACCCCCTGTAAAGATACCTCTATTTGTTCCACTTATTAAATGCTCTCTAACATCAAAATCTGGATTAGTTAAAACATAGTCACCTGATTCGTCAAATGTTCTTCTTGCTAATGTTTCCTCTAAAATATTGTATTCTGTAGCTCTTGCTTGACCTTTTATCTTACCATTTTCTACTCTTAATATTTCAAAGAAGTTAGAATCTTCTGTTGAAGATAAAGTTTTTTTAGCTAATGTTAATTGAATTTTAAATCTATGAGCACCTGGCGCATTGACGTTAGAACTACCAGTTGCATTATCATTTAGAGTTGCATCATCATTTGAAGTCACAAATGATTCAGTAATTGAATATCCAACTCTATATGAAGGTGTGTTTGTATATTTGTCTAATACTAAAGTCTCTGAGTCTGCTTGTACAAAGAAACCATTAATATAAAAAGTACCTGCCGCACCTATCGCAGCAGAACCTGTAGCAGTTGTACTAACAACAGCTGATAAAGAGACACTATCACTATTTGTTCCAGTAATTGTTTCGCCATCAGAAAATACAAACGAAGTATTGTTACTACCTGTCTTTTCGTATTTTACATAAAGAGTATCTGGATCAGAACCTGATAGAGCATCAGTATTAATTATCTCTGCGACAACACCTGAAGTACCACCTGTAATAATTGTACCAGTTGTAAATTGTGCCAAAGTATTCGCACTAGCAATACTTGTTAATTTGACTGCGTAATATCTATCATCAAATGCCACACCACCAGGTATTACAATTGACCCTTGTTTAAACATATGGTCACCAAATTTTTCAATCTGGTTTTGTAATAGTGTCTGTGATTGTGTTAATTCTCTAGCCTGTACAGCAAACGCTGGTCTAAAAAGAACTCTATGGAATTTTTTACTTTCCGTAAAGTCATCAAAGTAAGGCGAGAGATTAAAGTCAGTTGGACTTGGCATTTATTCCTCTCTAAAATTCAATTATCAGTTTGACGTTCTCTGTTTGGTCAGCCGCTCTGGTAATTGGTGATCTGTTTTCTACATACATTAAGTCACCTGAGTCTGCAGTGATCTCACCAGCATTGTATCCACTTGTAAAGACAACGCTATCAACTGTAGATGATGATGTTGATGGTGTACCTGTTGCGCTTGAAGATTGACCTGTGATAGTATTCGCACCCGAGAATGCTGTTAGATTACCATTACTATCTACACCCTCATCATTAAATCTAGTTTGTATGTAATATAAAATATTATTTGATGAGTCAAACTCTACTACCTTACCAACTGCGCCTGTCGTTGCTTGATTTATTTCTTCATCAGCTGTAAAAGTTCCTGGTGAGCCAGTTAATAGAACTGCTTTTGTATTTCTTAATGTAGTCGCCGTTGCAGCAGAACCACCAGACTGAATATCTCTCATTAATGTAACTCGTCTAAAATCGTTAGCAGTTGTAAAGTCACCAGAATTTGAAGTCTCTCCGGCTTCAAAGTTGGTGTTCATCATAACAAAAAATCCGCCTAATTCTTTGATTGCGTTTTTACCGTGTCCGCCTTTTGG